CAGATGTGGCATAAAGCAAATCCATCATTAAAATATTTGAAAACGCTCAAACTTGAGATGGAGCAGCAGTTTATTCAGATAAAATATCAACCGGCCATGGAAGAAGAATTTTATACCAAGCGCATGAACTGGCCTAAAGGCAACCGGGAACTGCAGGTGACAGATTGGGAGAACATAGCAGCGACCAATAAGCCATTGCCAGATCTGACAGGATGGAGCTGTACGGTCGGCATCGACTATACTAAGCTTCGTGACTGGGCAGCGGTTAACTTCCATTTTCGCAAGGGTGACCAGCGATATGATTTCGGCCGGTACTGGATATGTACACAGAACCCAGAACTCGAAAGAGTTAAGGCTCCATGGCGTGATTGGCCAGAATGTGTACCTGTAGATGCTGTGGAAATTGCTCCTGAGTTGTTGACAGAATACATACTCGAAGAAGGACAGAAATACAACATCAAGGCTGTAGCGATTGACAACTTCCGCTATGCGCTAATGAGAGACGCTCTTGAAAAAATAGGCTTTGATCCGAAGGAGCGGAAGAATCTGTACCTTGTGCGGCCGTCCGACATCATGAAAGTCCAGCCGGTCATTGACAGCTGCTTCAATAAGCAGCTTTTTACATGGGGAGATAATGCTCCGCTCCGCTGGGCAACCAATAATACAAAGTTGGTCCGGTCCGGCAAAAAGGAAGGAACCGACACCGGCAACTATTACTACGCAAAGATCGAGGGTAAAAGCCGAAAGACCGATCCGTTCATGGCGCTTGTCGCCAGCATGGTGATTGAAGATCGGCTTGATGACAGCCAGAGTGCATATGATGACCTGCCGGTAATCACATAATGAAAGAAGGTGATAAATTGGGCTTAATAAGTTGGTTGATAGATAAATTTAGCGGAAAGCCAGTGCCAGTTAATTTCAGTGACAAAGACATGTTTGATGAATATGCTTCGCTGGTCGCTGACATCTACATTCGAGAGATGGCGTTCTGGTCGGCCGTCAACCTGGTTGCGAATGCTGTGAGCAAGTGCGAATTCAAGACGTTTATGAACGGCAAGGAAACCAAAGGCAAAGAATATTATCTGTGGAACATCGAGCCGAACCGTAACCAAAACAGTAGTGTTTTCCTTCACAAGTTGATAGCGAAGTTGTATCGTAACAACGAATGCCTCGTCATCGAGCAGAACGGCCAGCTGCTTGTCGCAGACAGTTTCAACAGAAAACCTTATGCGCTTTACGACGATGTGTTCACGGAAGTGCGGGTTGAAGATTTTACATTTGCCCGGTCGTTTGCGCAATCAGAAGTGCTGTACTACCAACTTAATGAGGAAAACGTTCGCAAGTTGATTAATGGTTTGTATGAGAGCTACTCGAAACTGATCGCTTACAGCATGAAAGCGTATCAAAGGAGCAGAGGCACAAAGGGTATTTTTAAGTATGACACCATACCTGTTGCAGGCACCCCCGAACGTGAGGCATTTGATGCGCTCATAAATAAAAAGATTAAGCAGTGGATGGAAGGCGACAATGCCGCGCTGCCTCTCGGACGCGGTCAGGAATGGAAGGAACTGCAGCACAAGACATACACCAACGAAAGCACAAGAGACATCAGGGCGCAAATTGACGACATTTTTGATTTTACCGCCAGAGCCTTCGGCATTCCTCCGGCATTGCTCCGGGGCGATGTCCAGGACACATCAAAGGCAGTTGACCAGTTGCTGACATTCTGCATTGATCCTCTTACTGACATGCTGTCAGAGGAAATCAACCGCAAGCGCAATGGATACGAGGGATTTGCCAAAGGTACATACCTCAAGATTGATACGAGCCGCATTAAACATATTGATCTGTTCGATGTCGCCACAGCGATTGATAAGCTTATTGGCAGCGGAGCATTCTGCATAAATGATATCCGGATAGCTGCCGGAGCCGAGCCTATTAATGAATCTTGGGCATGGCAGCATTTCATCACAAAGAACTATGAGACAGTAGAGAATGCCTTGAAGGCGCTGGAGGGAGGTGAGAACGGTGAAGAATAAATATTACGCACTGGAAACCAACGGAAAGGAGGCGGATATATACATTTTTGGTGATATTACCTCTTGGGAGTGGTTTGAAAACGATGTCTCAAGCTACACACTGTCAAAGGAATTGCAGATGTTAGATCCGGACATAGAGGTCATCAATGTTCACATTAACTCCTATGGCGGCGAAGTGGCAGAAGGCCTTGCGATTTATAACCTACTCCGGAACCATAAAGCGAAAGTCAGGACTTATTGTGACGGATTTGCCTGCAGCATAGCATCCGTCATTTTTATGGCTGGAGATGAGCGTATTATGAACAACGCCTCATTGCTGATGGTCCATAATGCATGGATGTACACAGCAGGAAATGCGGACCAGCTGCGCAAAGATGCTGATGATCTCGACAAGATTACCCAGGCGTCCATTGAGGCTTATAAAAGCAGGGTCAATATCACAGAGGACAAGCTCAAAGAATTGCTCGACGCCGAGACGTGGCTCTTGCCTGATGAGGCATTGGAAATGGGATTTGCCACGTCAATAGTCGGAGAGACGGCAACCGAAAAAGCTGCAGCAAGCGCCAGAAAGGTGCTTTTTAATTTGGTCAGGACAGCGGCTAGGCAGGATGGACCGGTAGTAATCACGCTTGATTCCGGCGTATCAATCAAGAGAATGGACGAAGCCTTTGAAAAGTTTGAAAAAGCGATTCAGAATTTTGGAATCATCGTGGAAGGCAGGGCAAAATCTGAACCGGTGCCTGATCCTGCTCTTGACCACGATCCCAATCCCGTTCCCGACCCGGACCCCGGTCCGATAAACGAAAACAAAACAACCAAGTTTCTGTCGGCGCTTCTGATGAAGCGCTAAATTTTTACCAAAATGAAGGAGGTAATAAAAACCATGAAAAATCTTGATGTACTTCAGCAGAAAAAGGCTGAAATTCAGAACAGGATGGCCGAGGCCATCAAGAACGACGACACGCAGGCTTTTGCGCAAACCTTTGACGAGTTCACGAACATGCTCCAGGAAGCTGTGCTGGCAGAAGCGCACGGGCTTGTCAGTACGATCGATAACCAGATTCTCGCCGGTCGCGGCGTGAGAGTGCTTACTTCGGAAGAAAGGCAGTATTACGAGAAAGTGATCGAAGCAATGAAGTCAAACAACCCCAAGCAGGCGCTGAGCGGCTTCGGTAATGTATTGCCCAAAACTGTTATCGACGCAGTTTTTGAAGACATAACAGAGAATCATCCCCTGCTTGATGCAATTAACTTCCAGAATGCAGAAGCTTTGACCGAGTATCTGTACTCCAGCATGGACGGACGTTTCAAGGCAATCTGGGGTAAACTCTGTGGCAAAATCACCAAGGATCTGAGCGCGCAGTTCCACAAGCTGACTTTAGGACAAAATAAGCTGTCCGCCTTTGTGCCGGTCTGTAAAGCTATGCTGGATCTCGGACCCGAATGGCTTGATCGCTATGTAAGGACAATCCTTTATGAAGCACTGGCAAACGGTCTTGAAGATGGAATCATCAATGGCCGTGGCGTAGCTGAGGGCGCAGATGACCCCAACGACTACATCTATGAGCCAATCGGCATGATTCGCGATCTGACCGACTTTGATGTCGCTGACGGATACGGTGCCAAAGTCGCAATTCCTGTGAGTGATTTCTCACCTGAAAACTATGGCGGTCTGATATCGCAGTTGGCTGTTGGCCTGAATGGATTGAACAGGGTAATAACTGAGGTGCTGCTTATAGTCAATCCTGTGGATTATCTGACAAAGATATTCCCGGCTACGACTTACCAGACGCCTCAGGGTGGATTTGTCAAAGACATCTTCCCGTTCCCGACCAAGGTTGTTCAGTCTGCGTACATTACTCAGGGTAAAGCTGTACTCGGTATTGCCAAGAGATATCTCGCAGTGCTGGGAACTGGCAAGGATGGCAGAATCGAATACTCCGATGAGTACAAATTCCTTGAGGATGAGAGGTACTACCTGATTAAGTTGTATGGTACCGGCAGACCGCTTGACAACACCAGCTTCCTGTATCTCGATATATCCAACATCAAGGCAGTCGCTCCGATCGTGCGCGTTGCTGACTATGTTGATGCTCGCCTGTCTGCAATCTCGCTGAAGAACGAAAAGAACCAGGCTGTCAACATAGGCGTGTTCAACGAAAACGTACATGCTTACTATGCTACAATCGCTGACGTTGAGCAGGCGGGCGACAACGATACAGCATCCCTGACCGTGACCGCTAAAGACCCGAACGCAACTATCGTGGTGAAGAACGGCTCAACCACAGTATTGCCGTCCAACGGTGCGTACTCTCTGAACCTTACCGCAGGCGCAAACGTAATCACCATTACCTCCACTGTAGGTGCAACTGAGCAGGAAGCATATGTGCTCGTTATCACCTATGCGCCTATACTTTAGGTGATGCCGTATGAGAGTAAAAGTTGTAAGGCCTTTTAAGGACAAACACACAAAGGTGATATGCAAACTTGGACAGGACATCGAAGTAACCCAGGAGCGGTACGAGGAATTAACCTCGGCCGCTTCTGGCCCTTTTATTCAGGCAATCGGTGAGCCAAAAGAACCGACAA